ACCTAAACCGTAGTTCTGTCTAGGGGCACTTAGTCCACCGTATTCGTACATCTGTCTTGGTTGTTGCATATTTGAAATTGGCATAATTTTATCCTTAGTCTATACGTTTTACTTTGTTTTACTAAACAAATCAAGAGCTGGCATTATAACTTTCACGTCCTGTGCCATTTCCTCCTGCTTGAAACCCTTAGCTTCCCAGTCTTTTCTCTCTTTAAAAAGCTCACCAGTCTCAATGTGTCTATAAGTTGTCTCTACTTTTGCTTGTTTTATTTCCATTAGTCTACCCTTTCTTTTTTGATGTTTAAATAACTTATTGCATAATCAAACGAGTCTGAAGTGCTTGATTGTATTGTAAATCCTGAGCCACCTTCTACGATCAACGGTTGAGTTAATAATTCTTTTGTTTGATTAGCTGTTAATGGTACAGATTTGATAGCTGTAATACTATTGTTTGTAACAGTAACAACTGGGGTACCTGCAGATGTAACTAAAATTGATTTAATAATTATAGTCTCATTAACACCTGGAGTACTTGCTGGAAAAACATCTAAAGCACTTCCCGTAGTGTTGTTATCTATTCCTATAAATTTATATTGATTTACTACTGCCATTATTCCATGAAGAAACTTTTAGCTTCTATCTCCTGTTTTACTTCTTCCTGAAAAGAAGTGTTTAATTTTGTAATCACTGAGTCCAGATCCCTGACTAACGATTGGAATGTTCTTTGTTCATATTCTTTTGATGCTCTAGTTAATGATTGTACAATTTTTGCCATTATAATAAACCTGCTAAGCCTCCGTTTTTAAAGCTAACTCTACCACCTTTTTTATAATTTACTCTACCACCAAAAAAGTATCCGGCTCTACCGCCTCTTGCATAATGTTGTGAGTATCCTTGAGCTGTCCCTGTATTTTTATTACCATCGTATGTTGCTTCTCTAGCAGTTTGTCCTTGAGCGTTTGTAGCGGTGTTACCACCACCACCACCAGCTATATTAGCTGCTTGATTATAATTTGAACTTGTTACACCTCCTGGTGCATCGTAACTACCACCACCAGTTGCAGCCGCAGCAGCCTGAGCATCTGCAGCAGCCTGAGCATCTGCAGCAGCTTTAGCAGCTTTAGTTTCTTTTTTCTTAGTAAGAAATCTATTTATAACAGTATTCTTTTTATTTTTTTCTTTTTCGTCTTCTTCAAAATCGTAAATCGTATCTGTTTTACCTTGTGCATTTAATAAATCTGCTTTAGCTGCTTCAAGAGCTGCTATTCTTGCCCCTTTATTTTTATCAGACATTTTTTCTTTTGCCATTGCAATTCTTTTATCAAAACTTTCTGCAGTTAATTTATTAGCATTATATCCTGCCATAACATTAGCTGCTGTATCATAAGCACCTTGTCCTTGAACAATCTGTCCAATGTCGTTAACCATTATACCTTGACCCGATAATTGATTTTCTAATATTGCTCTTCTGTTAGGTGGGATATAAGGACCTATTTGATTTCCTAAAAATCTTGCAATCCCTGCTCCCGGAATCATATTTAAAATACCACTCATTTTTGTATTAGGTTCTGCAAATCTAGCTCCTGTTGCGGTAAGAGCTTCTGGGTCACCTAGATTAGTACCAAAAGTATCTTCATAGGTTGCATCATAATAGGGTCTAGGATTGTAATCTCTGTTACTTATTGAATTTGGATCTGGATTGTAAACACTGAAATTATCTCCCCCACTACCAGTAAAAGCATTTGTATTTGTTATTCCACCGGGTACCGGTGCTACAGGTTCTGGATCTGTTGGAAGAGTAAGACCTAGTCTATATTTTTCTTGAGGAAGAAATTTATATTTTTTATAGAGTTCTTGGTCTGCTGCATTATAAAACGCTACCATTATCTCATTCCTCCTGGTGCAATATCTAATCTAAAGGTACCGAGCTTCCAATCTTGATTAGTCCCTGTGTTAGAAACTTTTAATGCAACTGATCTAGCTCTAACTCTAGCACTTTTAAAAGTAGTAGTTGCATCGATTGCAAAATCTGTAGTGATCGGTGTGCTGTTTGGATACATTCTAGTTGTAAAACTAACTTGAGTGTCTCCTGTTTGGTTTATAAAATCTGGTATAAATCTACTTATTCTCATAACGTATTCACCGTCTCCTCTAAGATCAGGTGTACCAACGGTTTGACCTGTGTTACTTCTTTTTTGGGTAATATCAAAATCACCCGATAATATATTTGCTTTTATAGGTGTAACAACACCACCGGCGTCAACTTGATCGGTCCCTGTTTCCTGGTTATAGTATATAGTAATACCATCTGTATTACCAGTTACATCTGTTGAGGCATTATCATCAGGATCATAAAAAGTTGCATGGGGTTTATTAAATACAGCTGAATCTTGCCAAGCCGTTCTCGGCACCCCAACTTTTTTACCACTTACCGTATTCATTCTAGCTGTGGTCCATATAGGACGTTCAGCTGATGAGTCTAGATAATTATAAGTCACAACTCTATCCACAACATCCGAGGCACCACTACAATACGACCAATTTATTTCACCAAATAAATTATTTAATCCACAGTTGATTAGGTCACGAGAAGTATCATTAATACTGTCATAAACATAATCTTCTACTAGACAAGGCATAGATTTTAATTGACCATCATAAGTAAAGAATCCGTTTTCAGACATCCAATAAGAAGAACCATCCACTTCAATACAAGCATTTTTACCAAACAACCCACAGTTAGTTCCAACTTGTTGAAAAGAGAAAGTAAAGGGCTGACCTACGAATTGCATTAAAAATAATGCAGTATCGGTCCAAACATAAATAGCATCCCTACCTTTAATAGCTCCCATAATTTTTGATCCATCAGCAAGTCTTTGAGTACCTGCTGTATTTTCAGCTTTAACTGTATAAGAATCGGCTTGATTAATACTTTCCTGATCAGAGAATCTTATAAACATATCATCTTGAGTAGTAGGATCCCCAACAGTAGATTCAGTTCCAAAGAATACTAAGTGCCTGTCTGGAGTTGATACTAATACATGACGTGATGCTGTTGGCGCATTAGCAAGAACGGTTGCTCTAATCGTGACTGCATTTGTAGCTGATGCATCCCATTCAAAACATTTTCCATTATAAATTAATGCAATTAATTTTGTACCAAAATTATCAAGAACCCATAGACCAGGATCAATAGTAAAGTCAGTAGAAGAAGGGTCTCCCCATCCAGCGTACCCTGTTACATTAGTAATTGTAGTTCCAGCAGTATGAGTTGCAGCGGTAGTCCCGTCAACCCCTCTAGCACCACCGGTTAAAGTATTTGTAGTTGTGTCATTGTTTGTGTAGGTAATAAACTCACTATCAATTTGTATGGTCCCTGAAGCCGGAAACGCTGAGCTACTATTTAAAACTATAGTTGTTCCTATAGTATCTGTTAAAGCTGTTTGCAAGGTAGTAGTTGCAGGCCCTAATGTAACACCACCAAATAATCCTGTTCCAAAACCATATCCCCCAAGTTGTTGAGAAGGTCCAACCGTATAATAACAAAGTATAGAGGCAGATCCTGCAGTGCTTAAAGGAGTGCCGGCTTCATTAGTAGCCATTGTAATTGTAAATGTTGTATTAGAAGGTACGGATGTTACCATGAATTTATTATCTTCAAAAGTGGCATCACTAAAAGTAGATCCACTTAATCCAGAAACACTATCAAACATTACAATATCATTCTCTATTAAACCATGGTCACCACTAGTTGTAATAGTTACAGTTGGTTGACTTGCTACACTAGTAAAATTAGCACCTGTTAAGGTTACTCTAATTGGATGGATATCATAATATACCCCTCCTGAATAAACATATAAAATTCTGTTAGTTCCTATTGCAGCATATTTAATACCTGCATTATCATCCCAATGATGGATAGCTCTTCCGGCTCCGGTTAATTTATCATCACCTAATTGTTGCCAACCGCCTATTTTTTCTGGGGAACCATATCTAAAACGTACATTGTCACCATCAAACCACTGCCCTTCAGCACCGGTTTCGGTTACTTGTTTATTAAATCCTGGAGCAAAGCCTAATTTTTGTAGCATATAAAAACCTGTTTATTAGGTAGTATATCAGATTGCTGGTAAATTCAACAGATTTTAAAGTAAGGGGATTTCGTGGTGGGTCCTCCCCCTACAAGCTTACAGTGTAAACTATTTTTTAATCTTTGTCAACTTAACACCTTTAAACCAAGCAGGTGCGCCTAAGATAGGTCTTTTATCTAAGTAATTTTCTTTAGATGTCTTAGAACTAGATTTGTTATAATGTAGAAATACTTGTCCACAGTTTTTACCTTTGAATTCTTCACGCCAATGTTCTAGATCACAACCAGAATAGATCAACATGTCCCCTGGTTCAAGGTCCACTTTAATACCAGCTTGACCTTGTTTACCTGTTGGGTCTAAATAAATGGGCCATGACTCACCACCTAGATTTAATGTTGTAGATATTTCACAAGAGTATCTGTCTTTGTGACGAGCTAGGACATCACCTTCTTTATAAATCCTTGCGTAAGAATAAGTCTCACTTAATTTTAAACCAGTATGTTTTTCCATAACAGGTTTAACTTGCTGAAGTAATGTCTCCATTGCAATGTCACTATAATGTGAATAGGTATTAGGCACTTGTTCATCGTTCCATACCCCAAAATATTCTGTAAAGGGTGAAATGTATTTTTGATCAAATAAAAATCTTGCAACATTTCTTTTGTTTAAAAAATATTGATAAACAAACTCCGCTAGTTCTGGTGAGATAGCTGATTTTAATACTGTATATTTATTTTTCTTGAACGACATTTAGTACTCCTTTTGGTATTGCTTGGCAGTTCCAATGTATAAATCTAAACGGATCATAACCCATATCAACAATATATTGATGAGGCATATATGATGGAAAGAATATCATTCGACCTGGTTTAACTTGATAATTTATTGCTGAACTAGCATAAGTTACTTTTGATTTATCTAACTCTGGTAACAGATTCATTACATTCCCTGCACGTGGATCTTCAAACAATGGTAATGATGTTTTCTCACTAGCTTTTAAAAAATAAAAACCAGAGATATGACCATTCCAATGAGTGTGTAAAGTATGGTGTCCACCCCCTTTTTTAGCAAATTCTTGTACCCACATTTCTGTAGTAAACAATTGATGACCTGACATATCAAAACCCATTTCAATCAATAAGTTGTGAGCTGTTGCACCAATATAATTTTGTAATTCTAAAAAGTCAGGATCTCCAATCAAAGATGTAGAATGGAATACATGACCCATATCTCCTTTATCACCAAACTTTTCATTACGTTTATCGATTGCTGGTTTTAAATTTTTCTTAGACGCTTCTATATATTTATCGGATGCATCGTTTAATTTCTTTTCAAATTCTGGTGCATCTGCAAACCAGATAGGGCATTTAAAATAATCTTCCCTAAATAATTGGGTAGGGTAAGTTATGACTTTTGGTTTTTTTATTCTTTTTTTCTTCTTTTTCATATTTCTCCTTTATTGAAATGGGTATCCTAAATTCCAGATAACCAAACTGTTTCGTTC